CTCCTACTGTTAACGCATAACCATTGACAGCGCCGCTGTTATTGAGATGTGCTACACCGACAGTTGGTGTAATAGTAACAGGACCAAATTTTGCGATATCGTAGCCAGCAGTTAGGCTCAATCGATCTTGGTCGTTGACTTCCTTAGTGAAACGCTCAAATCCAGCAGTTACACCAACTTTGTCAAACTTCTGACCTAGTGTAATACCTGTACCGTTTGTGTTTGTACCTGTGTACTCACGTGCAGCTGTTACGCCAACTTCTAATGCGGAAGCAGATACTGCTGCCATTGCGATTAGAGATGCGATTGCGATTTTCTTCATTTTTACTTTCCTTTAAAATAGATGATTAATTCATCATCTACTATTATATATCAGTATTAGTACTAATGTCAACTAAATCTGAGTTTCGTTTTGCCAAAAGAAAACCCACCGAAGTGGGCTTACTGCTGACTACTTATCACATTGTACGCCACCAGCCGGCGAGTATCTTACTTAATCTGTGTCCAAACTCGTTCACGAATCTGCTTTGTTAAACTGTCCGGCAATGCTACATAATCCAAATCTGCGGCATCTTTCTTACCATTCTTAAATGCCCAATCAAAGAACTTTAGCACTTCGTCACTGTTGGCCTTGTTAGCCGGGTTCTTATACATAATAATAAAACTTGCTGAACTCACTGGCCATGCGTTAGGGTTACGTTGATCCACAATACTTAACCCCATACCAGGAACTGAGAACCAATCAGCACCGTCTGCGGCTGCGGCAAATGTTAAGTCATCTGGACTAACGTACTTGCCTGATTTGTTTTGTAGTTGTAGAAACGTCATATTGTTCTTTTTAACATAAGCATACTCTACATAACCAATTGAGCCTTTGACTCTGTTCACATTGGCAGCAACACCTTCATTGCCTTTGCCGCCAATTGATGTAGCAGCAGGCCATTTGACAGCAGCACCTCGGCCTACTCTAGTAGCCCATTCTGGACTTACTGCGGTCAGGTAATCTGTCCAGTTGAATGTTGTACCTGAACCATCAGCACGATGTACAACGGTGATGTTTTCGTTAGGCAGGTTCTTGCCTGGGTTCAATATTGTCAACTTAGGGTCATTCCATTTGGTAATGTTACCCATGAACACCTCTGCCATGACTGGTCCTGTGATGCGTAGTTCACCAGGTTTGATACCATCTAAGTTGACAACAGGAACTGTTCCGCCAATAATAGCAGGAAATTGTACTTGACCATTCTTATCTAAATCTTCACCTTTGACCGGAGCATCTGTGGCACCAAAGTCGACGGTTTTTGCGTTAATTTGTCTGATGCCGCCCGAACTGCCAATACTTTGATAGTTCAAGCCAGTGCCTGTGGCTTTTTTATATCCTTCAGCCCATTTAGCATAGATTGGAAACGGGAATGTAGCACCTGCTCCTGTAATGTCTGCTGCCGAAGCTGAGATAGCCACTGAGGCTATTAACATTGTTAGTAATCTTTTCACTGTAAGTCTCCTTCTGTGTTGTTCTTACACAAATATTTAAACACAAAACGATTACAATATGATTACAATTTGAAATATTTTTGCCAAAAGAAAAGCACCCGAAGGTGCTTTCTTGAGTTTCTGTTGCGAGGTATGTCTTACCCCAGGCTGCGTTTAGGCGGCCAATGCGTAACTTTCGTCGTTTGCATTTAAAGGTTTTGTGTCTTCGACCGAGTAGAGCGTCTTTCTATGCTATGAGCATAACGACTACACTTTGCCCTCAATCCTAACGGCTTCTACATTGCCGGACTGTCCATTTCATTACTCTTGACCCAATCGATAGCCTGGTCATCCCCATCAAAAGAAAACTAAAATTCAGGCTCTCTGTCCTGGTACCGAGCTCACGCTCTTAAGGCACGTTGTACACCGTGTTCAATTTTCTTTTGGTGGAGATGGTGGGAGTCGAACCCACGTCTTGAATCCTTTTCAATCTACTTCATACAGTCTTAACTTAAATTATACTACATTTTGACGAGGCTGTCAAGTAGTCCTCGCCTAACATGTCTAGCTGGACTATGTCCAGATGCTTGACAGGCAATATTATTTATGGTCAACCTGCGTAACACTTACACCAGATTTTTCAAGGAACTCTACCCCTGCCACGTCCCTATAACTATTCCTATAGTATACGCTAGATATGCCAGATTGGTATATAAGTTTGGCACAATTAAGACAAGGAGCATGAGTAATAAAAACACTAGCATCACGCCCGCTTTGGCTCGATTTGGCCAGCTTCGCAATCGCATTGGATTCGGCATGGAGGACCTCTGGTTTAGTTTTTAGTCCGTAACGCACGGTACGTTGGGCGCCTTCGTGCCATCCTTCGTAGGGATACTTAGCATCGAACTCGTCGGGATCGAGCCAGCCGCCAGCGCCATTATCCCATACTTTATCTTCACAATCGTTATCCCATCCTGCGGGCATACCGTTGTAACCGTAGCTGATCACGCTGTCATCCTTTACGATCACAGCACCTACCTGCAGTCTCTTAGCATGACTGAGATCGGCTGCTCTTGCTGCCCAATCCATGTACATGTCTATGTATTTTTGTTTCATTATGATTGTGTCGGTCTCCAAATACTGTCAATATTTGGATTAGTTAACAAGGTTCCGCTAGGCCAGCTTATTGTGACATCACCGTCGGAAGGATTATTATTTTTGCCCGAAGTCGGAGTCTGGTTTCCGCCAACGAATGTTGCCTTGCCGTTGTTTAATGTATAGATAAAATTTACGTGACTATACGTCCATAATACAATATCGCCAGGTTGCGCTGTTGCTGGCGTAACCTGAGTAGCTCCCCATCGACTAGGATTTTGTTTAATTGCTCTTGCTGCTGCTGTCTGAACATACTTATAGCCTGCGCACTTTAATACAAAATTAACAAACCCCATACACCACGCTGTTTGATCAGTGTTCCAAGGACTACTTGCCGGGAAGCCGATAGATGTCCAAATATTTGTAATATTTTTGTTGCTGGCTTTGCCGCCTTGTCCTGTTTCTCGCCACATTCCTCTGCCAGCTTCTTCTAATGTTGAAGCCAGGAAAGGAACAATTCCCGCTGCTGTAGGAGAAACATTTACTATACCAGTTGAGGTACTTGTGTCTTCAGGCGTTCCAGGGAAGTAAGGCTTAACTCCGTCCTTTTCAGCATTGGCATTATAGAAACTGCTGGGATTTGCCAAGTAAGAATCTGTAACTGCTGCAGCTGCCGTAACTTCGGCTTCATTGAGAGGAATAGCAGGAGGAGCATCTATAGTTACTCCGACAAATCCAGCACTTGATCCAGCTTCTCGATGTAATGCTATTGGTACATTATTTGCCCAAACGTTGGGACTATTATAAACGTCAGCAACGTGAGTTACTCCGTGAACTACTGCTCCTGGCACATAAGGCATTATTCTAACTCCTAATAGCTGTATTTACGCTAGAGCAATGCCAGTGGTACCTGATAGATATTGATCAGCTGCGTCTTTCTTACTGGGACTAATAGCAAGAATATGAGCTTGTTTAATAGTAAGTGTATCTTTGTTAGCTAAGAACATAAACGGGATCATACCCAATCCCTGCGGCCCTAAGGTAACCGATAATGGTTTAGTGATCTTAACATGTTCTGTAGTTTCTTCATCAAGACGACAGATAATTTCCTCACCGTTGGTAAGTTTGATGCTGACAATGTCGCCAGCTGCGATTGGTTTTTCGATTAACATAATTATTCCTTTATTATTTCCATCCAAGTATGGTCGCCCATATATTTTACTTGAGTCATATACTGGTAGTCAACCGGTACTCCGGTTGCCCAGTCGTCGGGTCCATTAATTACTAGCAGAGTTTTTTGTAGCCGTTGATTCCATACTAGCCAGTAACAGTTTCCCATTACTACCTGAAATTGATATTCAGCCGAGTGAACAGCATCGGTTACATCTAGTCTACGCTTAATTTGATCTGCTTGTTTTTGTAGTACAGTTACCAACTCCATAATAC